GGCGCTCTTTCTCGGCGGTCACGCGCGACAGCACGCCGGCCAGTGCCTGGTTCTGCTTGGCCGGCAGCACGCGCGACAGGCGGCCCTGCACCATCGGGCTGACGCCCTCGGCGTACTGGCTCTTGGCCTTGTCCCACCAGGCTTTCGCCTCGGTTTCGTACTGGCCGGCGTTGGCGCCCTGGTACTTGTTGCCGTTGTCGGCCTGCCACTGCAGCCAGTCGGAGGTGATCTTGGCATCGACCGCATTGGCCTCGGCCTCGGCGTCGCGCATGACCTGGCGGTCGGCGGCCTCGGCTACCTGGCCCAGCGCACGGCTGGCGGCCATCAGCCCGCTGGACACGTCCGGCGTGCGCTGCATGACCGGCTGCAGCGGCGCGGTGGCGACCTGGGCGCCGTCGTAGGTGGGGACGCGCGCCACGGTCAGCCGCCTTTGTAGCTGTTCCACTTACCGGACACCGACCCGGCGGTGCCCAGTAGCGTGGAGAACGCGGCCAGGTTGCCCTGCTGCGCGTCAAACCGACCCTGCGCTGCAGCCTGGTCGCCGCTCGCGCGTGCGCTCCAGGCGGCGCGGCGCGCGTTGTTGCGCGTCGTCGCCACGTCCTGCTCGCTGAAGAAGTCGGTTTGGTCCTGCAGCTCGGCAGCGGTGCCGACGCCCAGATCCAGGCCCGCGGCCGCCAGGCGTGCGCGCTGCGCGCCCTTCAGTTGGCGAGCCTGCTGGCGCACCTTGATGGCCTGCTCTTCACCGCGGCGCTCTGCGTCCTTCGCGGCGTACTCGGCCATGATCTGGTTGTTGCGCCCGACCTGCTTGGCGGCCTGGCCCTGCTGGTATTGGCCGTAAGCCGCCGTGCCACCGGCGATTGCGGTGGCGGTCAGGCCGATGGTGACGGGATCACAAATTTTGGGTTCCTCGCGTCAACTCGAAGACGTGGAACAGCTCGCCGTGCGGCGGGCACGGCGCGGCGGGGTGGATCGTGAAGCCTACGCGCTCCAACCAGTGCACGGCCACGGTGTTCTTGGCGTGCACGGCGTTCATCAGGTGCGGATAAAGCTCCAGCATTTGCGCAATGTAGGGCTTTGCGACCCGCGCAAGGGTACGCCGGTGCCGCGGCACCTCAGGCGTTCCCAGCAGCCACGGCACGCCGGTGGAGCCCAGCACGCCCGCGAACGGCGCCACGCCGAAGATGGCGGCCAGCCGGCCATCCGTGCGGCACGTCCAGCACGCCACGCTGTGCCGGATGCCGTCGCGCACGACCGCGTGCAGGTCGGTGTGGCCGGCGGCGTAGCACTCGTCCACGTCCTGGTGGCGCATGTTCGCCACCAGCTCGGTGATGTCCTCGGGGATGGGCGGCGTGAAAGTGACGCTAGGCATGGTCTTTACTTTACGCTAAAGTTGAGGCTCAACCAACCCTTGGAACTGACCCGTGGTTAATGCTGCAAAGCCGCGCCTGCGCTGGCGCAAGGATAAGCAAGAACACCAATGGTATGCGCAAACCTACTCGCTCACAGATGGCGAAAGGCCCTGGTTTGCCAAGGTGCAAGCGATTGACGGCGGCTGGTTTTGGTACGGTATGGGGCGCAACACCTCGGGCGCACCCATACCCTGCCTCAAAGAAGCCAAGAAGCAGGCCGAAGCGCACGTCCAAGGTTGTCTCAAATCCCGTACCTAAGCCTCAGGGCGCTCACCCACCCGTCGCCACCTCCAGTGCCAGGCTGAGCACCGTCAACGGCACCGGCTTGTCCTGCCGGATGCACACGCGCCCATCACTGTTCCAGTCGGCCGGGATGCTCATGCGGGCCTCGCCGGTGCGCAGCGCCGGCGGCGAGCCGTAGGGGTCCGACACGTCGCGCTCAGGGTAGTCCACCAGCTTCGCGTAGCTGGGCCCGGCCTTCAGCAAGTTGCTGTTGGTGTAGCGGATCGCCACGCCGTTGACGTTTTTGCGCATGTACTGGCCCACGGCCGGCGCGCCCTCGAACGCCAGCGGCAGCGTCTCCATGTCGCTGGTGTAGCCCAGGCCGACGTGCGCCACGCTGCCCTCTTCCTCCAGCGTGATGCTGCCGTTCTCGACCACGCGCTCAGGGTGCACGGCGCCGTCCAGCAGCACCTGCACCGTCTCGCCCTCCAGATGCCACAGGCCCGTCAGGGTGGTCGTCGGCGCGCCGTCGTAGGTCAGGCCGCTGTCCACGTAGAAAGCGTCCTCCTGCGCGACGAACACGCGGGTGCTCATGCGCTCGATGTAGCGCACGGCGCGCCCGTCCACCTCGCGCTGCACCAGCACGTACAGCACGTCCTCGTTGCCCTCGCTGACGACAGCCACCGACTCGAACGCGCCGGCCGTGGTGTGCTGGTGCCAGCCGTAGACCTGCTGTTCCGGTACGTAGGTCATGCCCAGCAGCGTGCCGTCGCTGCGCACTGCCCACAGCGTCGGGATGGGCGAGCGCACATAGGCCAGGTCCGTGACGCTGTAGCCGTTGACCAGGTGCGGCGCCATGATGCTGATGTCGATGGACGTGTAGGCGTTGCTCTGCCAGTTGTAGGCCATCTCCCGCACCCGCGAACCCTGGGCCTGGACATACAAGATGCTGCTGCTGGTCAGCGCCGGCTGCACGTTGCTGGCGCCGCTGTAGCCCTGCGGCTTGATGGACAGACTGGTCGGCGTGATGTTCGGCGCGTTGTCCGCGAAGATGCGGAACTCCCCACCAACGGTCAGCGCGATCAGGTCGGCCAGCGGCAGCAGATGGCGGATAGCGTTCTGCTGGCGCGCGGCGATGCGGAACTCCAAGCCGTCGTCTTCCTGGCTGGGCAGGCTGCTGGTCAGGTTCGACTCGGTGCCGTTGCGGGTGGCCCACACGTTCTGCGGCTCGTCAGTCGTACCGCCGAACCACCGGCGCTGCTCGTAGTAGGTGACGGCGCTGGGGAAGTCGCCCGCGCCGGTGTTCAGTTCGTAGATGTCCTCGGGCGGCGTCTTGGTCGTGTCGGCCAGCACGTTGTCGTCCACGATGGACAGCGCCGTGGTCTGCCCGATGTAGCCGAAACTGCCGCCGCGCTGCTTGTAGGCGTTGTAGCGCGTGGCGCCGACCACGGCCGACCAGCTGACGGTGTTGTAGTTTCCGGCCACGCTCAGGTTGTTCGACGTGGCGGCGACGCTGCTGGCCAGGCTCTCGGTCACGCCGTCCGCGCCGATGGCCGTCACGACGTAGCTCTGCGGCGACTGGTTGCCGGGCGTGCCGATGGTGGCTACCACGCCCACGCCGGTGGGCACCGTCGCGCTGGGCGCGAAGCTGATGGCCGTCAGCGTCCAGTTGGTCGCGCCCAGGCGTGCCAGCTCGCGCGCCGCATAGCTCGGGTGCGTGATGGTCAGCACGTCGCTGTTCTGCGCGTAATGCAGGGCGAACAGATCGGCCTCAACGTAAGGCGTGGCCAGCGTGTAGACGCGCGCCGCGGTCGTGCCGCTGGCGGTCGTCGCGTTGCCCCCGCGGTCGGCCGTCGTGAACGTGTTGGCGCCGGTGGACGTGATGCGGTGGAAGCGCGTGCCGATGAACACGTCGTCGCCCGTGGACCAACCGTGACCCGTCACCGTGACGGTGCTGCCGACGATGGACACGACGGCCTTGCTCGCCTCCAGCAGCGCCTCGCCCTCGACCAGGAAGCGCACGTACTGGTGGCCGAACTCCAGGATGACCGTCTGGTCTGCGCTGTAGGCGAACGGGATCAGGCGCACAGCCTTCGTGCTGTCGCGCGCCTCAACGCAAAAGCGCAGGCCCGGCCGGCGGTCCACGGGGCCGTGGGGCAGTACCGTGAAGTTAAGGCACTTCTTCAAGCCAGTTTGAAATTTGGCCAAGTCGATGCGCCCGTACAGCTCGGGCGAAATCTCCCCGGCGGCGAACGACCGCCAAAGCGTTTTGGTGCTCATCCGCGTGCGCGCAGCGACTGCGCCGTGAAGTCACCGCGTTCGGTCGTGCCGTTGGAGTCAGCTGCTGCCGCAGCGCCCAGCGCGGTCATGCCGTTCTGCGTCCACGCCTGACCGACCTGCATGCCGGCGGTACCCTTGATCGTAGGCCCGGCCAGGTAGCCGGCCAGCAGCATGCCCAGCGCCGACACGAACAGCGGCGGGAACTTGCTGGTGTCGGTCACGTCCTGGGTGTAGAGCAGCACGGCCTCGGGCTCGTTGGTCAGGATCACGTCGCCCTCGATTTCGAAGTCCGCGCTGCCGCGCTCACTGAACAGGTCGTCGAGCTGGCCCATCGCGTAGAACGGCGAGTCGGCGGACATGTAGAGTCCGGCGGCATCGATGGACTGCAGCGACAGGACGCGCCGCGGGTGGATGCAGTTTGACGGCATCGCGTAGGCGTAGAGCCACACCGTGCTCGGGTTGGGAACCTCGGCGAGTTCCGCGCGCTTGCGCGCGAACGTCCAGTTGTGCGACCCCAGCGCCGTGCGGCGTGCGATGGGGTAGAACCGCGCGCAGCGCCCGGCTTCCACCGACCCGTCCGGCGGGTCGATGGCAGTGACTTCGCCCTCGGCGCCGATGTGCGCCAGGGCGGTGTTGCAGATGTCAACGGCGGATGTCATGGGTGCTCGCGGAGGGGATGGGATTTCAGGCCAGGATGGCCAGGGCCTCGGCCTCGGTCATCGGAACGTAGTCCGGGATACCGTCGCCGTCCGCGTCAACGGCCTTGTTGTCCGGGCCGAAACGGCACACCAGCACGCCGTCCACGCCCGGTGCGCGCTTCAGACGCGCCGTGCCGCCGTCTTTGGTCGGGTGCTCGGTGTAGTCGCCGTGCCAAGCGCAGCAGGTTGCGGTCCATTTCAGGTGTTCAAGCATGGCGTCAGGCCCCATAGTAAAAGCCGGTGATGCCGCGACAGACGCGCAGGCTGCCAGCGACTTCATAGGCTCGGATGTGCGCCATTGACTTTTCGAAGGCGCTTTTGGTCAACAGGAGGTTGTCGCCGGTCAGGTCGTCGCCGCTACCGGTGTCGCCCGTGGTCGTGATCCCGTGCCAGAAAGGAAACACCGCGTCCCCGTAAGCCACCGCCACGTCAATGGCTCGCTTGATCTTGGTGGCCGTCTGGAAGCCGGCCACGCTACCGCCAGTGCCCGCCGTGATGGATGAGACGCCGAAACCGGATGCGGAGCCCATGTCAATGCTGCCTATGTTGTTGGGGTTGTCGATCCCGAACGGCGTGATGCTGGTGTTCCACTTGCGGCCATTGCGCTGGAGCTTAAAGCCCAGCTTGCTGATGACAGCCTCGGACAGCCGCGAGGTACTGGATTGGGGCGAGCAGTAGAACTCGGCGCCGCGAGGCATGCCGAATGTGAGCTGCCAGGCCCTCGCCGTCTCCACCTCGTAGGCCAGTTCGCCCTCAGTGGTTAGCGAGCCGTTGGCGAGGTGGTTGGCGGTGTGGTTCGTCACGTCCCAGCCCTGCGAGTAGAGCTGCCTGCCGGTGTCGTAGGTATTGGAATTCAGATCGGGGATGATCTTGGAGCCCGAGGCCCACACGCGATACGGGAAGGCGGCGTAGCCTACCCAGCCGTACTGCTGGAAGACCGGTAGCCCGTATTCGAGCAGGCCCACCCCGCCGTCGTTTCCCGGCACAATTTGGGTCAGCGTGTCGAAGTCGGTCCAGATGCTGTCAAAGTAGAGCGTTGCGCCGAGCATGTTGGTCCAGCCGACTTTCAAGCGCGCAGCGTCGGTAGACAGAATGTTCGTATCCGCGCCCGTGCCGAAGCCAGTACATGCCACACCGAACGGGTGGTATTCGGTTACGCCAGACCCGGACTGGTAGGCCAACGGGTTGCGCATGACGAACTTGAGAAAGTTCCAGCCTTCACGGATTTGATTCGAACTCCAGCCGACGACCAAAGCGTTGGTGTTGTTTGCGGGGTTCGTGCTGACGGTGATTTCAATGGAGCCCGAGACAGAACCACCCGGACCATAGCCGGGCTGGTTTTCGACATATACCCACAGACCGATCTTGCCAGCCAGGGCCTTCGTCAGCATGTTGGTTGCGAAGCTGCCAAGTGTCAGGTCTTCGGCTGTGTTCGCGGCCGGCACGACCTTGAGCATCGACGGCTGGCCGGTTCGAGACACGACGCCAGTCTGGTTTCCGGCGCCGTCCCAGCCCGTGAATCCTTGGGTCAGCACGGGGGCGCCGCCGTTGATCGACCACTGGCCCGACGTGAAATTACAGGCCAGCTTGCCCTGCCTGCGGATGACCGAGGTGGCGATGCGGCTGGGCTGGTCCAGGCTGGCGCCAGTCACCTGGTACTGCTGATTCCCAGCCCCTGACACCAAGGACGCGCCTGCGTACATTTGTTGCGTAACGAGGTCGTAGCGAACCATCGGCACCTCGCGGCCGTCCGGTAGGCGCACGCCGTAGGGCAGGCCCCCCCTGTCGCGGTCGGTCAGCCAAGCAAGTTCACCGGGTCGCAGGTCCATGTTCTCGTGCTCCTAAAAGGAAGGGCGCACATTGGCGCCCTTCTGCTCTCACCTTCGGCCAGGGGCGCTCAGACCAGGCCGCTGACTTGCTCGTTGATGCCGGCCGTCTTGCGCTTCACGGCCTCTTGGGTTTCCTTAGGCTTGGTGTCGCCCACGCGCACCGGCTTGCCGGTGGCGCGGATGGCGACCTCACCCTTGGGTGCAGCCCATTTCGGCATCTTGCCCTTGACGCTGAACTCCTGCCCCGGCTTCACGCGGACGCCGTTGTAGAAGCCCAGCTGCAGGGCCACCGCTTGCGTGGTCTTCTCGTTCATGGCGATCAGCTCACGTTATCCGCGTAGGCACGCCAGGCGGACGGGTCCAGCGTCAGGAACGCGTTGACCTTGCCAGCGGTGATCGCGGTCGTGCCGGTGATCTGCTGGATGCCCAGGTAGCGCTCATAGTTGCCATGGGGCAGTGCGACCACAACAGCCGCAGCGCCGGCATCCAGCTCGTTCAGTGCGTCGTCGTCAGTGACGAACGCTTTGGACGTGTAGTGCACCGTGGCGGTGGACGTGTCGGGCGTGGCCACCGCGTCGGACACCAGGCGGAACTGGACCGTGCCGGCGGTGCCGCCGGTGATGATCGAGGTGTCCACGCTGATGACCAGATACAGCGGCTGGCCGTTGCCCTGGTTGATGAGGGTGTTCAGCGAACCGACATGCGTGTCGATCACGTCGCCGATGTTGTACGTGCCGGCCGCGCCCGTGTTCAGGGCGACGGCATCGGCGAACTCAGTGCGCTCGTCGAGGATCATTTTGGGATTCCTTTCGTGTTCAGGGTGTCGCCGATCAGATGCCCGATTCGGTCAGCAGCAGCGGGTCGCTGCGGCGGCAGGGCACGCCGTCGAACGTCAGCACGCGCTTGCCGGCGTGGGTGTCGAAGGCCAGCGTGCTGTTCTTGGTCTTGTTGATCATCTGGCGGCGCAGCCAGCTGCGCACCGAGCGGTTCATGTAGAACGCCGGCTTGCCCATCGACAGCGACGGCACGATTTCCAGGGCCTGGACCATCAGATCGGTCAGGTCCGGGCCGGTCGCGGCGTCCTTCACCAGGTCTTCGTAGTCGAAGTTGATGCGAACGACGTAGCGCCAGTCGCGGACGGTCAGGCCGCAGTCCCAGCGGTAGTGCGTGCGGTACGCCTCGGCCCGGCCGTTGTTGCCGTCGATGTTCTCGACGGTGACCTGGCCCTTGTCGGTCATCTGCAGGCCGGCGGTGCTGCCCTTCGGGTAGATGCCGTGCACGGTGTTCTCGCCCCACACGATGAGGTACATCGAGGTGTTGTCGGTGCCGTCCGGCGTGGCGGCCGAGGTGATGATGTTCTCGCCGTTCAGCGCGGCCTGGTCGTTGAAGCGCGGCGCGAAGCCAGTGAACGCCTCGGGCTCGGTGGACTCGTTGCCGTACCACAGCGTGCTGGCGAACTCCTGGTTCATGCCCTCGATGTGGGCGCGGTCCTCGCTCATGCGGAACGCGGCGGTGTTGCCGTTCAGGTCGGCCAGCGCCTTGTCCACCTCGGCGTAGGCTTCCAGCATGCCGGTGCTGTCGGTGACCTGCGCGGTCGTGCTCTTGGTCGGCTGCACGCCGCCGTAGAGCTTGCGCCAGGTCGGGGTGGGCAGGCCGGTGCGGACGGTGGTGCGATGGCCCGTGGGCAGGTTGCCCTCCAGCCACACCATGTCCTCGATGATTTCGTTGGTCTGCGCCAGCATCTCGATGATGGTGGCGATCTTGTTGTCGGGATCCAGCCGGTTCTTGAAGTCCAGCAGGGTCGGGTGAATCGCGCTCAGCGTCGTCATGTCGGTGGTCCTTTCGGGTTCAGTTCATGTTGCTGTTTTCGTAGAACGACTTCGCGGGGTTCTTGGGCGCGCCCTTGACAAAGCCGTCTTCGCTGATCGCCTTGCCGATCTTCACCATCATGCGAACCACCGCGGGGTGGTTGCCCATGCCGGTGCTGCCCAGCAACGAACGAATCTCGTCACCTCCGAAGGCGTCCACCGCCTTCTTGGCAACCGCCAGGTTCTCGGCCAACTTGTCGCCGCCGATTTCTTTGTCGGCCTTGACCTCATCGCCCCACGCCTGGACCTGATTCGCAAAGGACTCTGCCTGCTTGGCCTGCAGCTTCGCGTACAGGTCCACGACCTTCTGCGCGCTCTCGGCCGGCAGCTTCAGTTCAGCAGCGATGCCTTTGAACTCATCTGCAGCAGCGACATCAAGCTCCACCCCCTCGGGCATCTTGAAGTCGTAGGCGATGGGTTCATCAGCCTTCGCGCCCTCGTCCTTTGCCACGCCGTCCTGGGTGCTGGTGCCCGCATTTGCGTCGCCCTTCACTTCGGTCGTCGTGGTCGTTGCTGCAGTCGTATCGACGGCAGCGGTCGTGTCCTGCGTCGTGCCGGCGTCGGTGGTCGCTGTGCTGGCCGTTGCGGTGTCAGTCGTCATTGTTCCGGTACTCGGTTAGGAGCTGCAGATAGCCCTTGAATGCATGCTCGTTAAGCTCGCCCACGAGCCACAGGCCGACATCGCGTTTCCCCTCGCTGTGCGACATGATGCTGCCGCTCGTGTGGAAAGTTGATCGCCAAACACCTGCGTGCCCGAGGATTCGCGTTACAAACCTGCGCCCACGGGGGTCCGCCATGACCCACTTCAGGTCGTCGATTTCCCGTTGCACTCGGCGAGCCGTTTTAGCCTGTTCGGCTTCATCGGGCTCGTGCGGTTCAAAGGGTTCGTTCATGCCTTTTGTGGTTCCTGTGGCGGACTGTAAAGGGGCTCGACCCCCGCACGGGTACGGTTTCCCTTCAGCTTGTTCTCGTGGCCGTCAATGATTTCAAGGTTACCGCGCCAGTGCAGGCCGCACACATCCTCGCCGCGGATCGGGAAAACGTGATCGACGTGAACGTCAAACCCCAAGTCGCGAAGTTCACGCGCCCTACGGTACACCTCCGCTGTCGCCTTCCTGTCAGCCCACGGCGGCACTGCTTGGCGCGCGGCCAACGCGTACATACGTTTTGTGTGCGTGTTGTAGGCAGGGTTCGCCTTGATCCACTTACGCGCCAGTGCGCGTTTAAGCGGCTTGTTGGCTGCGTAGTAGGCGGCGTTGTAGGCGCTGATCTTCGCGCGCCCGGAATCAGTGCTTCGAGTTTCTCGCTTACGCGCGGCTATCGCGTCGCGGGCTGCGATCTGGTGCCGCTTTCGCGCTGCCTTCACGCACTCACGGCAGTAGGTATACAGCCCGTCCGGGCGGTTCTTGCCCCTGTAAAAGTCGTCGGGCGCGTTCTTGGTGGCGCCACACTGCTTGCAGGTCTTTTGCATGGGTCATCAATCCAGCCACCCCCGAAGAACGTGGCAGGCCGGGGATGAGTCGGCTTTTCGGGGATCAACCTAGCCACGCGGACACTGTAGCGAATACGACAGCGCGCACGGGTACGGTCTACTGCACCGGCGCCGAGTAGCCCTGCAGGCTGCTGAAGATGTCGCGCAGGTTGTTGGCGTCGATTTCGCTCGCGGTCTTCGCGGCGTCGGCCGCCACAGGTGCGGTAGCAGCGGCCTGCTGGGCGGCCATCTGCTGGGCGCGCTGCTCCCGCATCGCGGCGGCCTGGTCGTCGGGCACCACCAGCGCCGGGTTGATGCCCATTGCCTCGGCGTAGTCGTCCACCATCTGGTCAGTGTCCACCTTGTCCCACACGCTCGGATCGCCCTTGGCGGCGGCCAGCTGGCCCACGAAAGTGCCGAAGCGCTCCATGCCGACCGTAGCGACCGCGCGCTGGGCCTGCGCCAGCGTGCTGACGAACTCGATGTCGAGCGCCTGGCCTTGCAGCTCGGGCGGCGCGTCGGCCAGCAGGCCCGTCTCGTCCAGTCGGTCCCAGGTGATGTCGATGAGCGGCGCCAGCAGCTCGTTGTGCAGGCGCTCCAGCGGCGGGCCGAGCTGCAGCAGCTTTTCCTCGTAGCGCTGCGCGACCTCGGTGGCCGTGACGTTGCTGCGGGTGTCGTTGGCCAGCATAAGGAACAGGTCAGCGTAGAACGCCGAGTTGATTTCGCCCTTCAGCTCGGCCATGTCCTCGCGCAGATGGCTCAGGTCCACGTTGACCTCGTAGGCCGTGCGGATGCCCGAGCCTGGGCCGCTGGCGTCGTAGTAGCTGATGCCGCCGGGTATGCGTGCGTTGGCCTTGTCCTTGAGCGCGACGGGCAGCTGCAGGGGCGGGTTGACCTTCAGGTCCACGGCCTGCGCGCGACGCAGCCGGCTGTGCTGCAGTTCCTTGACGGCGCCCAGCGCGTCCATGCCTGGGCTGCGCCCGTACACGTCGTTGCCCGTGAGCGCCCAGCGCGGGGCCAGCACGCGAAAGCGCTTGAACCCGGATTCGCTCAGGTAGCGCTCATCGTCGGCGCCAGGCTCAAAGTAGCACGACGACCAGCGCATGCTGCGCGCATCGAGCTTGCCGTAGTCGCGCTCGGTCCGTGGCTGGACCATGTGCACCGTGTCCACCCAGGTGTCGTAGTCGCCACGGTCGTAGAGGTTGCGCACGGACTGGCTGCACGCCTCCCGGCCGAACTGCTTGACCATCTGGCCTGCGGTCATCTTGAACTCGCGGACGAACGTGTCCACGTGGTTCTTGTCGTCGGTGGCGATGGCGTACTCGCCGAAGGTCTGCGGGTGCAGGTGGATGACGTTCTCGAAGTCGTCCACAACCGGGCAGGCCCAGGTGCCGAACAGGCCCAGTTCTTCGTAGGCCGAGTGCAGCGCGTTGTAGGTGTTGCTCTGCGAGAACACCGAGCGCATCAGCTCGGTCTTGCGGTGCAGCCACAGCTTGACCGGGCCGAACTCCATCAGGTCGCGGTCGGACAGCGTGAGCCGGAACCACGGCCGGGCCGGCGAGGTAGCGCCGGACATCATGCCGGCGGCGAACGTGCGGTGCGCGAAGATCGCCGCCAGCGTGTAGATGTTCTGGTCTTTGCGCCCGCCGCGGTTCACGTCGGATGTGGTGAAGCGCCCGAGGCGTGGCTGCACGAACCGGCTGACCTCGCGGCAGTGCGAGTCCCAGTCGCTGCGCTCAGTCCACAGGGCTTGCTTGCGCTTCAGCAGCCGGGTGCGCTTTTTCTCGTCCATCAATCCAGCTCCGGGGTGTTCAGCACGCGGTCATGGACGACGGCCCAACGGGCGCGGCAGTACAACCCCCTGGCTGGCA